TTTAGGTGCTACATCAACATTATAAATTAAAATAAAAAATATGAAATTATTTGGCAACACACCTTTGATCGAACAAAAAGATGGATCTCAAGTATTAAAGGTAACATTAGAGTTAAAACTAACTGACAGAGAGTTAGGTTTAACTGAACGAGGATTGAAGGAATATATTGAGCATAATTTAATAGCTCAAGTAAATGAAAAAATAAGTAATTTATAAAATTATGAAAGATTTAAAAATATTTTAATAATTTAATAAATACGTTATATGGAAAACAAAAATAACGGAATGAAGGGAAAACGGGCAGTTAGTGGTGCGGATAAAGTGATTCGTGTCTTTAACTGCCCGTGGTGATTGGCACATCGCCCATAATGCAGCCCTTTTTGATATACCTAATACTAAATGGTCTTGGTTAATACAACACCGTAGAGGGTATTCAGAGATGCCCAGAGGTGATCTAATAGGTAAACATGGGATAGAATGGGTTGCACAATATGAATCAGGTAAATACGATTTAGCAGTAATTCATTTAGATCAACAATGTTTTGAATCAGAGATAGAAAAAAGAGGTAAAGGTTCACTATATAGAGAACTTAATAGTGTTATTAAAGACATACCAAAGATAGTTATAATGCATGGAACTCCTTACTATCCAGAGAAGTTTGATAATGATATTAGTAATGATACATTTGCAAAGAATGGCATATCAAGTGTGTTGATTAATAAGTTTAAACATGTATTAGGTGAGAATTATGCAGTCACTAATAGCCGAGTGGCATTTAAACAATGGGATTTAAATGATGAAAAAGATAAAGCATTTTGGCATGGTATGGATCCTAATGAATGGAAAGATTTACCAAAGGAACCTAGAGTGGTGACTATGATTGGTCCAGCTGGATTGGATAAGTATTATGACCGTATATTTTTAAGAGCAGTTAAAGAAGAACTTCAAGATAGAGATATTTACCATTGTCATATTACTGCAGATGCTTCGTTTAAGAATTTTGATGAGTATAGAAACTTTTTAGGCCGAAGTCTTATTTATTTCAATCCAACAAGAGAAAGTCCAATGCCTAGGAGTCGTACTGAGGCAATGCTTTCAGGATGTTGTATTATAACCACAGCAAGTCATGATGCAGATCAGTTTATCAAAGATGGTGAAAATGGAATACTTCTTACTAAGAGACAACCTAGAGTAGTAGCCGATGTAATTGAGATGCTACTTTCAGATTATAATAAGGCAATTGAACTTGGTCAGAAAGCAAAGGAAACGGCTATTAAGGTATTTAGTAAGGATAGATATATAAATGATTGGAGAAAATATATGGATTGGGTTATAGAAGATTATAATAAAAAATAATATGAAAGAAAAAAAATTTAGTATTACAGATTATAATAAAGGATTTGAAATAGAAGAAAGAGAAGATACTATTAATTTTGAATTTTTATATCCATGTCAAAATAAGATTAAATTTTTAGAGGTTGGATTATCAGATGTAAGAGCAAGTGATGGTATTAGAGTTTCTTATGATTTTGAAAGAGATGGATATAAGATAGAGCAACCAACACAGTTAAGTTGGAAAGATGATGAAGAGATTGATTGTAAATGGAAAGAAGTTGCATTTATTGAAAGTTGGGCTTTGGAGGATGAACAAGAATCAAATGAATAAAATAATAAAAAAAACTATGAACATTGGAATAATAACAATGGAGAGATATGAGTCTAAACCTTTTGACTCAGTAGGTAGTTCTCGTATACGTGCTAAATGGCTTACGAATTATTGGAATGAAGCAGAACTTTTTGTTCAAGGAAAACCATATGATATAGTGATATACAGTAAAGCATATTGGACAGAACATGCTAAGGTCTTTAAGGGTTTTAAGATTCTTGATCTTTGTGACCCAGATTGGCTTCACTGGGGTTATCGGACAAAGGAGATGATTGAAGAGGTAGATGTAATAACAGTAAGTACTGAAGAACTCAAAAAAAGTATTGAAAAATTCTCAGGAGGTAAACCAGTTATTCATGTACCTGATAGATTAGATTTAGAATTTCATAAACAACGAAAGATCCATGTAGGTGATGCAAAGAAAGTAGTATGGTTTGGATATTCAACTGGATTTGATATGGTTAATTCAGCACTTGAATCACTTAAAAAAAGAGGATTAGATCTAATTGTAATAGCAAATAAACCATTTATTCCACAAGTTAACTATAGAGATGTTGTTGATGTAACTAATTATCCATGGAAACTTGAGACAGTTAACTCTGATATGATTAAAGCGGATATAGTAATAAATCCTCAGTCTAAAACAGGTAAATGGAAATATAAGTCTAACAACAAGACCATCACCGCTTGGTCATTAGGACTTCCAGTAGCTTATAATGATTTAGATATTGATAAATTTATAACTGAAGAAAGTCGTCAAGATGAAGCCAAAAAAAGACTAAAAGAAGTCAAAGAAAAGTATGATATTAAAAAATCTGTAGAAACTTATAAAGAAATTATAGAAAAATATAATAAAGGATAATAAGAAAAAAATGTATATTTGGTATTGTCCAGAATGTAATGGTATTATTTTTAAAACCGATAAACCTTTTTTATATGATAATATTACAATAATGTGCAGGAATTGTGATCAATTACTTACGTCTGAACAGATATTTCGTGCAAATGAACATAATATTAGAAGATATTTAGAGACTATATAAAGGGGTGTTTACTTTTTTCAAGAAATGTATTATAATTATATTAAGTAGCTTAACAGGCGTTTTATATTTTAACTTACGAGTTAAGATCTCTAAAAAGACCTAGATTTACGAATCAAACGTAATCTAGGTTTTTTTTATGTCTATACTAAACAATTTTAAAAATATATTCAAACAAGCACCAAAACCTCAACGAATACCAACTGGTTTTGAAACTTATGAGACTGGTAGATACTATTCTCAAGATTTGGTCAAGACTTCTCAACTAAATGAGTTGAAAGGTTGGGTAGGTGCTTGTGTTACCGCAATATCTGATGAAGTAGGTTCTATTCAAATAAAACTTTTTGAACAAAAGGACGATGGAACGATTGAGGAGATCAATGACAGTCCGGTTTTAGATATACTTAATCGAGTTAATGAGTTCACTACTAAATTCGATCATTTTTGGTTAACTCAATCATATCTTGAACTTACAGGTGAGGCACCTTGGTTTTTAGAACGTAATAGTGAAGGTGAAATAATTAACATTTACTTTTTAAGACCAGACAAATTCTTTCCTATACCAGATAAAAATAATATAGTAGCAGGTTATGTGTATAAACCTGACTCTAGAACGACTATTGAATTGTCACCAGAAGATGTTATTTTTTTAAAGATCCTTAATCCAGCTAATCCATTTAGAGGGAAAGGTACTCTTGAACAAGCACAATTAACAGTTAGTATTGAAAGATTTTCAGAAAAATGGAATGCTAACTTTTTTAGAAATTCAGCAAGACCAGAATTAGTACTTAAGATCAAAGATTTGAATCAAATGAATGAAGAGCAAAGAGATAAGTTAAAGAAAAGTCTTAAAGAATCTTACGGTGGAGTAGAAAAATCAAATCAAACAATGGTTTTATGGGGTGATATGGATATTGAACCAATCTCTACGAGTGCTAAGGATATGGATTTTACAGAACAAACTAAACTTACCAGGGATAAAATTCTTGGTATTTTTCGTGTACCTAAAGCAATTATTGCTCAAACAGACGGTGTTAATTTAGCAAATGCAAAAACAGCAGAGTTTATTTTTGCTAGATATACAATTCAACCAAAAATGGAAAGATTAATCCAACAGTTAAATGAATTTTTACTTCCAATGTTTGAGGGTACTGAAAATCAATTTTTAGATTTTGTTAGTCCAGTTCAGGAAGATGAAAAACTAAAGTTAGATAAAATAAAGACAGGATTAAATCAATACTTAACTATTAATGAGGTTAGAAATGCAGAAGGTTTAGTATCAGTTGAGGGTGGTGATGTATTATATTACCCACTTAATTTAGCACCTATTGATGGTGAGGTCATTGATGAAGACACTAAAATTTTAAAACTAAAAACAAAAGGAAAAAATCAACCTAAGGTAAAACGAGATAGATTAAATCAGATGAAAGCTCTTAATCGAGATTATTTTAATATTAAAGATAAATTTAAAGAGGTCAAAAAAGATGCTAAAAAGTTAATTAAAAAAGAACTTAAGGATTTGATGAAAAAGAAACAACCTAAAACATGGAATGCTGATAAAAGATTTAGATTTTGGGAAGCAAAGAATAAGATATTTATTAAGTTTTCTCCTATCGTCAAGAAAGCATTTGTTGAGATATTTAAAGCACAACAAAAAGATGTAATTAAGAATTTGAAAAAAGAACTTAAAGCACAAAAGGGAATTGAGAAAAAAGAAGTTAAAGTAGGCGATATTACATTAAGTAAAAAGAAATGGGATAAAATAATGTTTGATGTTACGTTTCCACTCTTTGAGGAGATATTTAAACAAGGTGGTACTAGAACAAATGAATTTTTAGGAATAGATGATGAATTTGATGTTATATCAGACAAGAATAGAGGATTTATTGACTCTAGTACTAGAAGATTAGCTAAAGGGGTTAATGATATTACAAATGAAAAATTAACTAAAGAACTTAATGATGGATTACGAAATAATGAAGGTATTAAGGATCTGACTAAGAGGGTTAATCGAGTATTTGGTAATGCTAAAAAATCAAGATCAGAAATGATTTCTAGAACAGAGACTACTAGGTATAATGAAAATGGAACTGAACAAGCATATATAGATTCAGGAATAGTGTCGGCTAAGATTTGGCAAGTTGATGGTGATCCTTGTCCTCGGTGTATTTCAATGCAAGGAAAGGTAGTTCCTCTTAATGCTAATTTTATAAATAAAGGTGATAGTGACCCATTAGGAAATAAAATGGACTATTCAGCGGTAGGTGGACCGCCCCTTCATCCGAATTGCAATTGTTTTATTGACCACCAGATTCCAATATTTACATCTAAAGGATGGAAAAAGATTATTGACATTAAAGTTGGTGATTTAGTATTGACTCATAAAGGAAGATTTAGAAAAGTAATTAAGTTAATGAGAAATATTAAAAAACAACCTCATATTGTTACACTAGAGTTTTCTTTTAGTAAACAATCAAAAAGAATGATGCAGGAAAAATTAACTGTAACTCATGAACATCCAGTATTAACTGATAAAGGATGGGTAAAAGCATGTGAAATTAAAAAGGGTGATAATCTAAAAGTTTTAGCTAATTATTGTAAAGCCTGTAATGAATTAATTCCTTATTTTAAAGATTATTGTAATAAAAGTTGTGCTAGTAAATACACAACAAAAAAGCAATGGGAAAATCCAGAGCATAGATTAAATATGTCAAATAAAATGAGTGAGACAATGAAAAAAGAATGGAATGGTAAATCAAGAAATAAAAGATTAAATCAATTAGCTAATGCAAGAACATTTATAACTGAATGTCCATTATCAAAACCTGAAAATATAATTAAAGCACATAGAGAATTAGGTAGAAGAAATTATGGTAAAACATGGATTGAAGAAAAGGTAGGTTGGGTTTTAAACGAAAATGGAATAAAGGTTGAACCTCAATATCCTATTAAAAAGAATGAAAAAGATTCACTTGGTCGTAATAGATATTATTTTGCTGATTTTAAGATAAAAGATCAAGATATAGTAATTGAATGTGATGGTAGTTATTGGCATCAAGATAAAGAAAGAGATGAAAAACGACAAAAAGAAATAGAATCTAAAGGATTTACAGTTTTAAGATTTGATGAAAATACTATCAGAAATAATTTAGGAGAAGTTGTTAGTGAAGTTCAAAGAGTGATGTCTAATCATAGTGGTGATTATAATATGATAAATGCTAAAGTTGAAAATGTTAAACATTGGAATACTAAAAACACTAAAACTTTATATAATTTTGCAGTAGAAGAAGATGAAAGTTATATAGCAAAAGGATTTGCTGTTCACAATTGTACACTCGTCCCACAATTCAAATCATCGCGTAAAGATATTGATAAAATAAAGAAGTTTATTAATTATAAAAAGAAGAAAGATATTGAGGTTAAATTTACAGATAAACAACGAGATAAACTATTAAAATTAGATAAAAAAATCAATGAACTTAATTTAAAAATTAATGATGTTAATGTTCTAAAATCTAAGAATGTAAAAGGTGAAAAAGATATTGATAAAGAAAAACAAAAATTGATTAAGGTAAGAGAAAAGATGATTGAAGAATACAACAACGATATAGATGAGCAATAAACTTAAAAAAATTAAAGAGATAAATGATGTAATGCAATTTCTTAAAGAGACAACGATAGATTTATCTAATTATGTTTCGTTGACGATGTGGATTTATGTTGATAAGGATTGGAAAGCTGGAGATAGCATTTCTATATCTGGATGGCTTACAAGCACAGGGATGACAGTTGGAATTGAAGTGAATTTAGAAAATTATTTCGATTGGGGTAATTTTAAAACTTGGCAAAAAATATCTATTCCATTAACTGATATGGAATTAGATGAGGACACTATTGATGCTTTAAGAGTTCAAATAATAACTAAAGAAGGCAAGTCTCCGAAGTTTTATTTAGATGATATTGAATTTGAAGAAAGTGGAACCCCTATTGAGTATGTGGTAGAACCAAGAAAAGGAACTTGGTTGCATGTTTGTAGTTGGAATATTCAAATAGCTGATGCCTATGCTGGAACTTTAGCAGACGGTACAATGGCTAAAATACCTTATCATCAATTATTTAGTGAGAAAATTCAATCACCGATAGTTTATGCAAGATGGGATGATGGGGAAATTACTAATAGTGCTAGTATTTTATCGATAATGGATTTAATGGGATTTTCTAATGCTAAGATAAATGGACAAGGTTCTGATGGAACAAATAGTTGGGTAGTTATTAATATTACTCCGTCACAACCGATAATATTAAAATCAGAAGGAGATGACAAATTAAGTTTAACAATAAGTGACGATTTGTCAGTATTGAATGTATTGAAAGTTAGTGTTTCGTGTAAAGAGGAAGATAGAGAAAATAAATAATATAAATAAAATTTTAAAAACAATTAGATAATTAACTCAATAATTTTATGGCTAAACAAAATAAAGCCACAATTCAAGCAATAACAGAAGTTAAAGGAGATACTCTTTTAGCGATTGCTTCAGATGAAACAGTTGATCGAGCAGGAGATAAAATCAAGGTAGCTGATTGGGATTTTAAGAATTTCTTAAAAAACCCAGTATTACAAGCTGGTCATGATTATAATCCCCAGTTCACAATTGGTGTGGCAAAAGATATAAGAGTAGAAGGCAAGAAAGTTCTTTTTACTCCAGTATTTCATGACATAACACAACTTGCTCGTGAAATAAGTAAAATGTATAAAGAGAAATTTTTAAATGCTTGGAGTGTTGGTTTTATTCCAGCCAAAGAAGAAGGTGATACTCATGAACTTTTAGAAGTGTCTGCTGTTGCCGTTCCGGCTAATCCTAATGCCGTGACAATGGTTAAAGGGTTAGAAAATGAAGCTAAAGAATATGACGAAAAGGTGGTTAAAGAAATTGAAGATTGGACAAAGAAAACTGAGAAGGAAGACATGGATATAGATGAAAAACCTTTTGAGAATTTTCATGCATGTCGTTTAAGAAATCCAGATAGCTTTCAAGAAGAAAGTTTTAAGACTCTTACTCGAACAAGCACTCAATTTAAAAAGAAATATAATGTAATTGTTGGTAAATTAAAAGGTGAAGATACTACAATAGATCAATCTTTTAAATATAACAAAGAATCATGGAAAGAAAGTCAAGCAAAGAAACATTGTTCTGAACATGATGGGAAGTTATTTGAACCTGCAATTAAAGAAGAAAAAGTGGAAAAAGCAA